TAAAGCACCAAGCGAGTTTTACGACTTTGATAATGTGACAAAGCAGTTTGTTTTATCAAAGACAAAGCAAGCCGAGTTTACCAAGGAAACACAATCGCGACTAATCAATAACATTGATGTTCACGCTGCCTCTATTTACAGCACGTGGACGCGTTTCGAGTCCGAGTATCGTGAGCGCCAAACAGCAGCAGAAGCATATAAGGCAGCTGGTTATCAAGGCGAATGCAGCAGATATATCACTGACTTTGCCAAACGCGCCGGGTTAAATAACCAAGCCGCAACAGATTTGATTTTAGTGCAGGCGGCTGGGCTTGAGAAATTACAGGTCGAGCTTGCCAACCAACGCATGCGCAAATACGAGCTTAAAGTGCCTGGATTGACAATCGAAAAAATGCAGTCCATTCACGACGACATTATTAAGCAAATGGATGCATTGATGGAGGCGTATAACAATGGCTAACCGTATTTATCTCGCGTTTTATAAGCATAAGCGCAGCTTCTTAAAAGAGCCTTTCAAAGCCTTGGCCGATGCAGTGACACGCTTTTTTACAAAGGGTAAATACTCACACTGTGAGATAGCGATTGAGCGCATGGAATTTGTTCAAGGCGACCACTATGAACATGTTACGGTTTTTGATTGCTATTCATCGTCTGTGCGCGATGGCGGTGTTCGATGTAAGCAGATTGATTTGTCTGATACGTCTAAGTGGGATTTAGTCTTACTAGATAATGTAACAGAAGCACAGATTAAATCTTATTACAACCGCACGTCCGGCGCTAAATATGACTGGTGGGGCGCGTTAGGTGTTGTGCTTGGGATTAAACAAAAACGAAGCAAATATTTTTGCTCGGAATGGTGCTTTAACGCAATTTATAACAGCGTAGAAGGCTGGCGATTTAGCCCAAACCAACTTGCAGCGATGGTGCGTAAAGATGGATAAAACAACGATTAACCTTTACCGTGGTGATGACGAGGAATGTATTATTCGCCTGTTTGAAAAGCAGCTGGATAAATCATTAAAGCCATTCGATTTAAGTGATATGGCGCGCTTTGATTTGTGGGCTACAGTCAGAAACAAGCCTGTGCTAACACTATCATCCACAACAGGTGAAATCGAAGTTGTAGATGCCCCAGGCGGCGTTTTAAAAATTACGTTTAGTCACAGTTTAACAAAAGATGCGACGTGGTCTCAGGCGGACTATGATTTACAGGCAGTATCTAATAAAGGACGAGTTAAAACACCAATTCAAGGCGGACGAATTAACCTCAAATTTGATGTTACACCTGATATGACAGGGGGGCGTAATGGATGACATTGTTGCAGTGGTTGACCCACCCCAAGAAATAGTGGCGGTAGTCGAAAAAGGTGAAGTCATATATCAAAGTGATGACGACTTACCGGACTTATTAACAATTTATGAGCTAGCAAAAATATAGGAGCACCATGGAAAATCAAAACCATAAAAAAATAGTTGCCGCAATCAAGGCCATTGGCGCAGATTATAAAAGTCTGCATGATGCAATATCAGCAATTCAAACTCAACAAGGCAGTGGAGAACAAGCCACGCTCACTAAAATTAACGAGTTAATTAGCCAAGCAGAGACACGTATTTTAAATAAAATTAAAGGTGGCGAGCTTTCGGAAGATTTAGATACGTTGTTTGAAATTGCGGCCAAAATTGGAGAACTTGTGTCAGATAAGTCTGTTCGCGAAGCTCTAACTAGCACTCTGCAAGAGATTAAAACTAACGTCACAAATCTTCAAAGCTGGCAAGCCGAAATGGACAACCTAGACCTAGTGGGTGAGTACAATAAAGCTAAGGCATCATAATGGCGCTAAAAGATCAACTGACAAGTCTCATTCCTTTAATAGCTCAAGATGTTAAAGGTAAAGGCGGTTCGTCTGTGTTAATGCAAGGCAATGGACGACCTGATCAACCAGAGACAACGGATGGCAAAATTACCGGAAATGAGCCAAACGGCACGTTATACAACTCTACAAATGGTGGGGGAAGTGGAGCGTATTTGTGGCATAAACAAGCCGGAAAGTGGACGGTTATTTATGGCGACACAGGTTATAAACGGCAATCTCAAGCGGTAAATATTAAGCAAGGATACGTGGCGCTCCGTAGGGTTAATAACACTGTTGAGTGTCATTTTTCCGGTGGGCCATGGGGTGGGATTTCATTTTACGGGAGTGCGAACCCAAAATTCAGCCGCAAGAGTCACGCTAAACGGATGGATATTTTAGGCAACTCAAAAATTCCAATAGGATTTAGACCGGATATATCTATCATGGTTCCCTTTTACAACGATGATGGGGATCATATTGGCATGGTCTATGTTGGAGGTAGAGCTAATTACAACTACATCGAGCTGCGATTTGCTGGGAATGTCCCGAGTGCAGACTTAGATGCTGTGCGATTGCCAATACTTACATGGATGACCAATGAACCATTCCCAACCAGTTAAATTATAACAGCATAAAGGATAACCAAAATGCAAAAAAAACAGTATTAAGTTCAAGCAAGCGCCGCTTCCATTTGTGGGGCAAAAGCGAATGTTTTTAAAACACTTCGAGGAAGTGTTGAGCGGCAACATTAAGAATGATGGCGAGGGCTGGACTATCATTGATACATTTGGAGGGAGCGGTTTATTAAGCCATGTAGCTAAACAGCTCAAGCCTAAAGCACGCGTAATCTATAATGACTTTGATGGATATGCTGAGCGATTGGCGCATATTGATGACATTAATGCGCTTCGCGCACAGCTTTACGCGGTAGTTGGTAACGCTACGCAAAAAAACAAAAGATTGACGAAGGATTGTAAGGCAGAATGCATCAAAATCATTCAAAATTTCAAAGGTTATATTGACCTGAATTGTCTAGCGAGCTGGCTTCTATTTAGCGGCCAGCAAGTGGCAACATTGGATGACCTGTTTCAGAACGATTTTTGGCATTGTGTTAGACAGTCTGATTATCCGAAAGCGGATGGATATTTAGAAGGGCTTGAGATTACGCGCGAGTCATTTCACACGCTTTTACCTAAATTTAGCGGCGACCCTAAAGCATTATTTGTTCTAGATCCACCTTATTTATGCACCCGCCAGGAAAGCTATAAACAGGCGACGTACTTTGATTTAATCGACTTCCTCCGACTAATCAACCTCACACGCCCACCTTATATATTCTTCAGCTCTACAAAGAGTGAATTTGTCCGCTTTATCGAGTGTATGGTAGAAGATAAGGTTGATAATTGGGAGGCTTTTTACAACTCCGAGCGCGTTGTTGTTAAGGCTTCAGCAAGTTATTCTGGTAAGTATGAAGATAACATGGTTTATAAGTTTTAATACTTAAAATTTAAACGCCCTTTAATGATTATTTAAAGGGCGTTTTTGTTTTAGTTTTATTTGTGATTCATTTTGCATAGAGATAAAACAATTTGTAAAGAAAAAAAAAAGTGCGGTCATTTTTGCCCGCACTTTGATCTGCCCCCCAAAAATTTGACCGCTTGTTTATTTTGCTAAAAATTATTTTGGACAGCCACAGCCTCTAGCCCCCTCTAAGAAACTTTCAAAATCCTCTTTAAAGAGCGCACACGCTTTTGGATCGACTTTCGCTTTTTGATTATTTAGTCTGTTATGTTTTTCAATAAAATAATTGGCAGAATCTTCATCCTGTTCTAAGAACGCATAATTATCGCCAATAATCTCAGATAATAGACGATTACTCATATAATCCCACGTTTTCTTTTCAGCATCAGATTGCTTGCTATACACTTGCGCTTCAGCTTCCTCATAAGAGAGTTCTGCCAACTGCGGATAAATACATTGTTCACGATTATTAAGTTCGAGAATATATTTTTTTACCTCTTTATCGGTAATTTTATATTTAGCATTCGGGTAATTTGTTACCTCTCTGCTACAAGCCGTTAAGAAAAATAAGATTGAAACTGTAAATAATTTTTTAAGCATCGTTTTTGCCTTTTATTAAAAATAAACCGTTACTAATAAAAAAAGTGATCTGCCCCCCAAAAGTTGGACAGGTTAGTTAAGTTAAATATTGAGCTCGGTATTGCACTGGGCTCAATCCTTTTAAACCAAGTTTAATTCGTTTTTAGTTGTAATACACTAAATATTCTTCAATTTCAGCCTGTAATTCAGCAATTGAATGATAAGTCCGAGAGTAAAAGCACTCTGATTTTAATATTGCAAAAAAGCTTTCAATCACCGCATTATCGTAGCAATTTCCTCGGCGACTCATACTTTGCACCGCTTTACCCTCCAACATCTTTATCCATTCCGCCGAGCCATACAATACGCCTTGGTCGCTATGAATAATCGGGCATTCTGTCGGTTTAATCCTACTAAGCCCTTGTTCTAACATCTTTTTTACCAATGAAAACTTCGGGCGTGTCGCAAAGTTATAGGCAATCACTTCTCGGTTAGCCAAATCCATCAACGGTGAAAAATAAAGCTTTTCTTGCCCAACCTGAAATTCCGTTACATCCGTTACCCATTTTTGATTGAGTGCCGTTGCTGTAAAATCACGATTCAGCAAATTCGGGGCAATATGCGATGTTTTTCCACGTTTTCCATGTCTTTTTTTGCGTAAAATGGAATGAATACCTAACTCGTTCATCAGCTTTAACACCGTTTTATGATTCAAATTAAAACCCATTTGGCGTAATTTAAACGTCATGGGGCGATAACCATCTCGTTTTCTGTTCTTTTTATACAGCGATAAGATAGCTTCTTTTACCTCGTGATAATTTCGCTTAATCTCTTTATAGTAAAAGCTTGAGCGAGGCATTTTAGCCACATGAAGTAAATCATTTAACGCGTGGTCCAGCTTCAATCTTTCAATGATTTTTCTTTTTTCTGTCGTTGTTTTTGACGGTCGAGCTTCTCCAACTCCTTTAGATAAGCAATCTCCGCTCGAGCCAAGGCGAGCTCTCGCTGCAGCTTTTTAAACGCTTTAGGTGAAAAGTCTGTAGTTTCTGGAATTTCAATGTCTTTCTTTTTCATCTTTGGCTTCACTATTTTCGGGGTTTGAAGGTTTGTATGAGGCGATTTTACGCCATCAAGCCCTCTTTCCCGAAATGCTTTTAGCCAATAAATGACGAGAGAATGGGAAATTTGATGAAGTTTAGCCACTTCACGGATACCATAATCCTGTTCGGTAACGAGTTTGATAATTTTCAAACGAAATTGATAAGAGTAGGACATAATCTGCACCTCAAAGTAGGTGTCCAGGTTTTGGGGTGCAGATCACTTTTATATAGGCTTGATTATGCAAATGCCTGTAATTCAGGATTGATTGGGGTTTCAGCGATATTGTTCACATAGTTACATAATGTGGCGAGGCTAACACCTAAAATCACATCAATGGCATTTTCTTGGGTATAACCCGCATCAAA